ACGTAGAAGAAGCGCCTGCTACTACACCGGGTGTACTAGATGCGACTACGTTAACTTCGTTAGGGTTAAACAAACGCTCTAACGCGTTCAAAGAATTGATGGGCGTAGACCTCAATACAAGCGAAGGTCTTGCATTCTTTGATGAGACCCTAGACAATCACACAGGCAAGATTAATGAGACAGCAGTGGGCGATTACCTCAGGTCCATTGCACCAGCTGTGGAGGCTACAAATGAACCTATCAAATCCACTCCAACTAAACCAGCAGCAGATAGAGCTGGCGTTTCAACACCTGATGAACAGCGACTCGAAATACCTGCCGAAAGAGCTGTCGAAACTGACAGAGGAACAGTGGATGTTTCTGGAGCTGATGTTGGACAACCTGCTGGAGGAACAGAGCAAGGCGGAGCTCCATTAGAGTCATTAAAAGTTGGTGACACTACTGTTGTTGGAACGCAGACATACCGCAAAACAGACACAGGGTTTGAATTAGTAGCCCCGGAAGAAGCCGCAGCCCCTGAATCAATAGAAGCGACAGTAGCTGAAGAAGCCGTAGCCCCTGAATCAACAGAGGTTATGAAGTCTGCTGAAGAGCTACAAGCCGAAGACCCAACTAAGCAAGCTAAAGCCTTAGCAAGTGAACTACGTGCACTAGACCCTACCAATCCTCTCATTGAAGACCTTCGTGCATACGATGTTAACGAAGAGACCATAGCCTTCGCGCAAGAACAAATCAATCAGCTCGTGCAAGAACGTCAGGCTAAGGGGAAAACTCAACCTAGTGAACTTCGTGAAATTGGTGAACTTAGTGATAACTTAGCGGCAACTGAAGGCGAGCCTGAAACGGAAGCTATGTACCGTTCAGAACGTACGGTTAACGAAGAGTATGGGTTTAGTACCGACGAACTTGATGCTCGCATGGCTGAAGTTCTGCCTAAACTACGTACAGCACAAGAGAGTCTAGAAAAAACGCGTGACCAAATGTTGGATACGCATAATGAGTTAAGCTATGTCCGCTATAAAAATAAAGATTCAGACGCTTTAAATTATTTTGAAGGAGTGTATAGACTTCTTGAGCAGCAAGAAGCAAGATTAAAAGCGGAGATTGAAGAACACGAAGACGCGATTAAAAGTATTACGTTAGACCAAGATATTATTGGTGAGAATTATAAACGGGATCGTAAACGAGCAGCTTTATTTGAAGACAAGGATTATGATGGGCTAATTGAAGCACTTATAGACGACAATGCAATAACCCGTAAACAAGTTGATTTCTTTAGAGCGCTACTAAATGGCGATGCTAAAGCGGCATTAAAAGCCATTGCGGAGTTACCTTTAAGTGAAGCGCAAGAAAAAATACTAGCTTCTAATGAACCTGGAGCTCCATTTCGAAGCGGTCAGAAACAGCTATTCAAATGGTATAGAAGTTTAGCCAGCGAGCTTTTAAAAGCTAAAGTAGTCCCTACTAAAGTAATATTTAGCAAACATCTAAACAATGGCACTGCGGCCGACTACAGTGCCGAAACAGATACTGTTCGTATTGATGCAGGGGATTATTTACAAACATTAGGTGCGTATAACATCTACAGCGATGTAGTAAATGTATTCTTACATGAAGTGATGCACAGTGCTACAGTTAACGCCATGTCCAAAGGTATGGCAAACATACGAGTATTAAGCCGTATGGAAGCCCGTGCAAAGGAATTAGAACGAGACGGTACTCCAAATCTTGCAAGGGCTTTAAGGTCAGAAAAAGAGTATAAAAGAGCAGAGGCGTACCTAAATACAACCGAAGGTATCGCAGCTAAAAACTTGTTTGATATTTTTGATTATTTACAAAAAGAATACCCGCAACAATTTACAGCTACAGCTGCATATGGCGCTACTAATCCATTAGAAATGATTTCTGAAGCATTCGTAGATGTTCGCTTCCAAGACTTATTAGCGAGTATACAACTTCCTAAAGACTTGTTAGTTGCGGCCCCTGAGTTTAAAGGTAGGGGCTTTAAGAATATGCTGGATGCGTTTGTAGACGCCATACGTCGTATATTACGTATGCCTGCAAATGTCTCTAATACTGCGCTGGCCGCTGTGCTAGCAAACACTTCAGCGGTTGTAAGACAGAATAGAACTGTTCGTACATCCACTATGGAAGAGAAGTATGGTCGCAGTAAAATATATGAAAAGTATAGATCTTACGGTAACACCATAGCTAGCAGAAGTAGACGCCAACCGGGTGGTGTAAGTGACGACGCTTTATTAGCTCAGACAGGCACTAAACCACCACGTCCACCCAAACCTCTCACAGCACTACAACGTTTTGGTACAAGCCCTGTGCAGACAACTACCGACATAACGCGTAAGTTTATAAGCTATTGGGCATCATTTGATTACGCCATAAACAATAAAATACTAGATGCTATGAGAAAGCGTGGTGCTACTCAAGCAGAGATTGCGGAATCGTTCTATTTATTGCAGGTAACGCAAGCTGTACGGGCAGATAGTATGGCTGATGCTTTCCTAGAGCGTGGCGATATTGCGTATGATCCTAACATATATAAATTCGTTATCACAGAATCTACAGCCAACATGAAAGTTATCCGCGATAGCTTAGACAAACTAGCTAAAGCTAACAACATTACACTTGAGAAAATGCATGCTTACGCTAGCGCAGCTTTTATTGCTCGTCGTGAACAAGGCTTAAAAAATGCCAATCTTCGTTTACAAAGACGTGTAGTACAGTTAGTTGCTCAAGGTAAAAAAGCACAAGCTAAAAAAATGTATGACAAGAACTACAAGCTTGTCAACATGACTCAGGCAGAGATCAATGCAGGGCTTGAGTTCTTTAAACGCTACCCAGAACTAAACGATATCTCTGATACATGGAATGATGTACGTGAAAAAGTATTAGACTTTGCTACTGAGCAAGGCTTACTTGATCAAGATACTCGTGACCAGTTATTAGAGGTTATGGATTATGTGCCATTCTTCCGGGTTGAGCAGTTAGAGGCTAAGGCTGGACCTAAAGAGTATGGTCAAGGTTTGATTGATACTATGAAGACTGTTCATGGTATGAAAGGCAGCAACCAAGAAATAAACGATGTGTTTGACAACATGGAGCGTTGGATTAAATACACCGTTACAAAAGCTATAAAAAACCGTGCAGCTATAGAAAAAATAGCCGAGTATAAAAAAGAATTGCCTAATGACATCAGATTAAATAAAGATGGTCGTAGTAAAAATACTGTAAGCGTTTGGGAAGACGGTAAGCTAACACGCTACGAGTTCCAAGGTATTGATGGCGAAACTATGGTGCACGGCTTTACTGGGCTAGAACCGGTTATTATGCCTGCTATGAAGTATTGGAATAAAGTTACAACCTTCTTGCGTTTAAATATTGTGCTACAACCTTTCTTCTCACTAGCGCAAATACCTCAAGATATGTTTAGTGCCATGTTTGTGTCCAATGTAAAAACATTGCCTTTGTTTACAATCCCACTACAAGTAGTGAAAGAGCTAGTATTAACTCCTATAGGTATGAGTTCCGCACGTAAACGTTTAAAAGGAACTGTTACTGTTGGTAGGCATGACTTTAGCCGTGAATACGAACGCATAGATATAGACGCATTGGAAGAGTCTAAAACATATAAAACATACGAAAAGCTAGTTAAAGCTATCTTGTCACCCCTATCCGCATTATCAATGGCCTCAGATAACGTTATTCGACAAGCTGTATACTCGCAAATAATGCTTGAATCTAAAGATGAAGCAAAGGCTATTAACGCAGCGGACGAGTTAATTAACTTCCGCCGTTCAGGGTATGGTGGCCTTGTAAACATAATGCGTCAACTTGCTCCATTTGTTAACGCAGGCTTACAAGCTTTGCATATAGGGTTAGCTACCATAACGGGTAAAAGTATAAACCCTATAACTCGTAAAGAAGCTTGGCTTCGTATGATGAATACTGGTGGGCAGTTAATGGTTGCAGCACTAATATACGCTGCTTTGATGGCTGATGAAGATGAATATAAAAAGTTAGACCCTTCAGAAAAAGATAGAAATATCATAATGCCTAACGGGTTTAAGTTACCAATGCGTAATGACCTGTTCACCTTTTTCTTCAAGATTGTGCCTGAGCATATGTACAATCGCTATATTGAACAAAGCGAAGACGGCACTAAAATGCAAAGAGCTTTAGTAACGGCCTTCAAAAAGGCTATGGCGGTTCCTGGGTCATTACCCTCTGCTATCAGCCCTATGGTAGAGTCATACTTAAACGTAGATATGAGGACTGGTCGTCCTATAGTAGGACAAGGTCAAGCGGGACTAGACCCTGAATTACAAGTTAGCCCTAAACGAACATCCCAATTAGCCCGTATGATTGGCGAAGCTGGTGATATATCACCGCTACAAGTAGATCATTTCTTGCAAGGGTATTTTGCAGCAACAGCATCAATCATGACAATGTTTACAAATTCAGTGATTGCTGATATGCGTGGTGAAGTATTGCCTACAAAGACAGCTACAGAGATGGCGCTGGAGTTTCCGTTTGTTAGCTCCTTTGTAACTAGAGAAAATGGCGCTCGTAATATGATGGACTTTTACGAGTTACAAGAACTAGTAAACGAAGCGTATAAATCCTACACTAATTTAAAACGTAACAACTACGCTAAATCACAGCAATATTTAAACATCGATAATAATCGAGAATTAGTCGCGTTAGAAAAACACATGCAAAATATATCTAAATCATTAGCTAATTTACGAACATACGAAACTAAGCTACTTCTCGATACAACCAATCGTTGGTCTGCAGATAAAAAACGTGCTGAACTAGACAGAATTGAAAAACGACGTCAAGATATGCTAGGTTTTCAAGATGAGATTAACAATAGAAAAGAACGTCATATACAAAAACTACGTATCCAAGGCGGTCTATAGTCTCCAAACACGAACGCCCTTGATGCCTTCTTCCACAACAATTTTGTGGATATACTCAAACTCTAAGCGCTTAGCCTCGCGTTTGATGGCATCAATGGCGGACTTCGTATCTACCGCAGGGATAAAAATAGAGCAGCCCGGTTGGAAATCAGGCCACACTATTTGATAATCGGTTCCGTTAGTTAACACTTGTTGGCAAATCCAATTGTACGTTCACATCAAAACTAGTGCTGTCAATCCACAGGCATCGCACTGCTGGACCGCTCATCTCTAGACCCTTATGCATCGCTTTACTCTCCCCACTCTTGCTTAGTAGTAAGTTGCTGTCTTTCAACCCCTTAACAAAGTCGTTGTACTCAACTTGCACGGAGTGTAAATAAGTCTTGATAATACTGCAAGGGATATATAGCGTTTTAACATCAGGCTCATACCTAACTCGCAAGTCATTTTGAGGCTTGATAATAGGCGCATCGCCAAACCCTGTACGTGCATCAATCTTATTGTTTACGACAAGCGTATTACGTGCTAGGTTCTCATCCAAGAAGTTACCAAGCGTCTCCACAGCATCAAAGTTGTTCTCTTTAATTACATCTTTAAACGTTTTAAACTCTTTGGCTATAGCCTTGAATACAGGTTCAATAGGTATGTTATGTATGCCTAAACGCTTAGCGATGATAGCACCTAGGAATACAGCAGCTAAGTTGGTAGAGAACTTACGATCAGGACCTTTGAAGTTCATCAGCTTATCAATCTTAACCTGCATTTCCTTAAGCTCTTTTTTAACCTTGTCAAGGTTTTGTATCAGGTATTGTGCATATATCTCACAGGCGTGACCATAGTTGTCAAATATCTTGCTTAGGATATCATCTACCTCACTCTTAGATAGCACATCATCCATCTCAATGCGTAGCTGAATAAACCTAGCCATCTCACCACTGGCCTTTGCTTTCTTGGCAAACATAACCGTTCTGAAGTCCGTGTTGCTAGAGACTACGCAGATTAAGTTAAACACAGTGTCGTTGTTACGCTCTCTGTTAACTCCGTTACCCATACGGTTTTTACCACGGCCTGACGCAATAAATTTCAAGAAGGTGTGTAGGGCTTCGGGTGTTACATCTGTCATCTCATCCACACCAGCACCTAGGTTCTTCATATAGCCTAAGCGGTTAATGATTGAGTTCTCGGTATCGCCCCAAACGTTAATTAGCTTGGCATCAATATCAGGGTTGCCGTATATGCTGGTCATCATCTGCAAGATAGAGGTCTTACCTTGTCCTGCTTCAGGGTTGTACATGTTGATTACGGCAGACTTCTCTTTGGAGTCAAACAACGGCATGAGTAGTGAGCCGAAGCCACAGAAGAAACCAAATGCACGAAGTTCAAGTCCTGGACGTTCATAGAACGATATAGCACTCTTCCATTCTTCGTAAGAACCTTTCTTAACAAGTGTCGGGGTGACTTGGTTCAGTTCTTCTGACACAGGTACATAGGTGACACCAAACGCAGTAATCTCACGATTGCCGATAATGATTTTGTTCTTAGCATCGTTCCAACCAAATTGTTTGTGCATGTGCGAAGCACCCTTACTCCGTTGACGGTCGTTCAATGCCGTTCTCATGTACTCGATGATTGCATCTAAAGGCTTGCCACGTTCGAATATACCGATGTTGTTGACAATCTCCCTAGCCTTCTCTGTACTCATTAGGCTAGACACAGGTGCAATAAACTCACGCACACCATCGTTAGGCAAGTGCAGTTTGAACCATGCGCAGTCACCAATAGCTGGGTCGTTCAAGCGATCGACTAGGTAGAAGTCATACTCGTATATTTTCTTACCATCATCGTCATCGTCCTCATAGGCTAGATAGATACCGCCAGCTTTACCACGGAAGTACGGGTATGGGTACTCAGGGATTTGATAGGTCATCAACTCACCCAACGCCTCGCTCTTTGCTTGTATCACGTTGTCAGCGCCACGGGCTTTGGGGACTATCATACCAAGTGAGATAGGCGTAGTGATGGTACCTTTATACTTGCAGTTCTTACAACCCTCAGGGCGTAGTGACTCGAACTGGTCGCAGGTGTGGGGCTTAGGGATCCCAGCTACTTTAGCTTCTATCTTTGCGTGTGAGTATTCGGGGTGCTGCATAGATATCTTGTGTATGGCGATGTCGCGGTCTTCACAGAACGCAGCGATGGATAGAGCTGACCGCCATAGGGGTTCGGATATCTCTTTCTGCTTCATAACGATATGCTGTAGTTGTGCGCAGCCATCACCGTTTATTGTGCGGTTCATTATCTTCTTGAACTGCGCTACCTTCTCAAACTTCTTATTGTTGTTAACTTCGTGCTTAGGTTTAGAACTATTGGAACCTACGTGTATAGGGATAAGCCTTGCTAGCTCATCAAACGAGGTATGCTCCCCTGTCACCAGTACAACTACAGGTAAAGGGTTTTTCACATCTTTATAGTTCTTTGTGTTTGGTACACGGAGTATACGGGCAGCATCAGCAGTGCAAGCACCATCGGCATGTAGACCATGCTTGATACATAGAAACTTGAGGCCTTCTGCAATAGGATGCCACACCTCTCTAGCTACAGGCACAGCGAATGTCCAATAGCAGTGGATGCCACGGCCCGAGTCTACAATGGTCGGTTCAGGAAGCTGGGTAGCATCGGTGAATGCGCGTAAGGCGACTAGTGCTGCATCTTTGGTCTTGTAGTCTTTGAACTGGTTCTTCTTCTCATCAAAGCCACAATCAATATCTAACCACAGAGCCTTCTCTTCTTTGGCATTATTCTTGGTGCGCTCTGTAGGGTACTTGTATGTAGAGCAGGCAAAATACACATCGTATTTATCTGCTAATAGTTTCTCTGAAGCTGCGGTCGCTTCTTCAATAGTGTTTACAAACTTGGGAGATATATTGTTTTGTTGGTCTTTTCCAACTACGCAATAGACGCCTTCGGCCGGCCATATGTGCCGTAAAAATTCTGATGTTTGCATTGTATCTCTCACAACGTTTAGGGGTGGGGGTACTACCTCATGGTCTCCCCCCTATTGAAACTTATTCTGCTGTTAACTTATCGATTAGATTTGTTATAGCTACAGTCTTTGACCGCAAGGGCTTTGCTTTGCCCGAAATCCAATCATAGACCGTCTGTCGAGAAACTTCAAGCTCAACAGCTACTCTGCTTACTGGGTACTTTTTAACAATCAACAAGGCGCCAAGCGTAACCCCTAATCCGGGGTCAGCACTTTGGTTAGCCTCAATTACAATCTGTGAATAACCTCTCACTGTCGCTCTCCTTATGTCCAATCAGCAACTAAGTCATCTAGGCTTACATCACCTGAATCTACTTTAGCTGGTGGTGGTGCTGGTGGGGTAGGAGCTGGTTTAGCTTCTGCTGCTGAACGTTTAACTGGCTCAGGGATAGCTTCTTCTACAGGCTCTTCAACGATTGGTTGACGTGTAGCTGGGCGAGGTGCTGCTTGTGGAACTGGAGCAAACTCTTCACCATTCTCATCACGATCCGTAGCAACAGACAAGGTGATCGCACGTACTGCCTCTTCTTCTTGCGTACGGGCACGACAGGTATCAAACTCATCATCAGACAAACGAGCAACAGCTTTGAAGCCGATGTTAGATGTATCTTCACCTACAATCATGCGTGATACAACTGAACCTAGACCTTCGCCATTAGCTACTAAATAGTCACGATACTCGTGGAACGGACGGCGGTCGTTGTTACCATTACCGAACACAGATGTAGCAGACAACTTAACGCGGTAGATATCACCATGCAAATCATCAGCCAATACTACTGCGATGTAGCGGTGGAAACGGCAAGCCTTAGTTTTGCCTGGACCTGAACCAGCAATGTTTTGTGGGCAGTCAGAACATTTGTCCGCTTGCTTTTCACGTGATTGAGGGTCAGGTGTTTGGCTGTCATGACTCCAGCATTTAGGCGGTGTACGCTTCTGTGCTTTAGGGTCAAATGTCTCTGCATAAAACATACGGTTAACCGATGGTGCAGCATTAACAATGACTACATCAATGAAGCCTTGGTCAGTCTTGCTAATCTCTTTACCATTCACCATCAAACGGAACTTGTTGTTTACGATGGTAATGCTTTTTGATGTGATAGAAGAACCACCAACGTTACTGGTGAAACCATCATCACGACGGTTACGTACTGCTACTGCGCCGCCTTGTTGGAAAATATCTAGTTCTGTACTCATTCTGATTGCTCCTTGCTTTTACGGATTGAAATAACATACTCATTCATCGGTGATAAACCTGCTGGACACTTGTCAGGATTAGCATCTAGAAACTCTTTAATATTGGTACTTGATAGGCGCTTGTGTAAGAACTCAGGTACATCGTTCTCTTTAATAAACGCATACAATGCAGGCCAGTTGTTGGTAATGTAGCTGGTCTTTACTGTACGTGATAACGTGCCTATCTTTGTTTTAAGACTGCTTACGTTTAGTGACTTGCATGCTTCATGTAAAGCAAACTGTATTTGGTCACGCTTCTGCTTAATATCGCTAATCTGACTTTCAAGTTCAGCCATCTTCTCACGCATATTAATATCAGCTTGCATAAGCTTTTCAAGGTTGATTTCATCTAATTCCATACACCCTCCTTTTCAAATTAGAACTAGTAGTATACCACAACTATTTACTTTGTCAAGCCTCTACTTCTTCTCTGTATAGGTCAACCAGCTTGGTGTGGGTATCTATTTTATTTTGAAGCATGGCGTAAATCTTTTTCTCAACGGGGGAGCCCTGTAGGTGGACTACGGTCATCGGGTTTCGCTGACCAGCGCGATCGACCCTAGCGCAGCATTGTATGTAGGTTTCCACCGACATCACTGGTGACCAAAACACCACTACGTTCGCAGCGTGTAACGTAACGCCATGTGACGCAGCTTGCGGTTGGATAACCAATACTTGAGGGTCTTTGTTCTCTTGGAAGTCTTTGAATATCTGCGACCGCTTGGTCATGTTGATATCACCATGTATGGCTTCACAGGGTATCTTGTCCTTATTCAACTCGGACATAATCTTGTCTATACTATGCCTAAACGGACAGAATATGAGAACTTTGTGACTGGCCTCATTGATAATCTCTTTGAGCGCAGTCATGCGGTTACTCATGTCAAACTCGATAATCTCACGGGAGTCAGCGTATATAGCACCACTAGATACCTGTAACAACTTCGTGAGCATAACCCCAGCGTTCACTGCGGTAACGTCTTCCCCAGCAGCCTCAATGAAGAACTCTTTCTTAAGCTTTTTGTAATACTTGTCTTGCTGTGCTGTAAGAGGTATGTCACGCGTTTGATACATGACGTCAGGTAAGTCTAGGCAATCGGCCTTGGTGTAGCGTATCGCTGGCTGCAAGGTCTTGAATACGATGTCTTGTGCGTTGAACCTAGGTATCCATGTGAACTGGCTTATCTTCTGCATCACCATATCTTTGAATGTGCCAGCGTATTTAGGCACGGATGCTGGGTTGACAAGTTTAGCCAAGCCATAGGCATCGGCTGGTGATTGAGATGCTGGCGTACCTGTCATCATCCACAGCCATGTGTCAGGTTGGAGCACCCTGTTGAGCGCCTTCCATCTACGGGTTGTAACTGTCTTAACATAGTTAGCTTCGTCAACCACTATCAAGTCGAAGTTGCCTGCCTTAATTTCCTTCTCGACAATCTCCACACCATCGTAGTTGATGATGACCACTTCTGCGGTACCCTTGACTATCTCCTTACGCTTCTCTGCGGTGCCGTAAGCTACGGCTACTGTTCGATGCATCGCTGTCTTAAAGAAGTCTGACTGCCACGCTGCTTGCATAATAGATAGGGGGCATACCACTAGCATACGCTTAATCTTACCTTTGTTCATCAGGTAGTCGGCAGCCCATATCACAGCAGAGGTCTTGCCTGTCCCTGCTTCAGATAGGCAGTAAGCCCTAGGGTTAGCGGATAAGAATTGCGCGGTGGTCTTTTGATGGTCAAACGGCGTGTGTACACCCGGCCATTTGTATTCTTTTGTTATGGGTGATGGGGCATTCTTAATGCGCATCGATGACAAGGTTAGTACCTCGTCCAGTTCCCAGTTAACAATCACTTGGGTAATGCCGTTATCGTAGGCCTTGACAACTTTACTCTTAGGTATCTTGTCAAGGATTAACTCAGGACGGCGAGTGTTTACTATTAAGGCTTTGTCTTTATAGATTTCCATGTGTAAGTCACTTATCATGTGTTTAAGATGCGGGTTACTTAGTATACATGGTTTTTTGGAAATGTAAAGAAAATAGGCTGACCACGGAGAGATGTGTGGCCAGCCTATTTAACCCGTCTCGTGGGTGTTCGGTTAATACCTAGGTATGAGTAAACTTCGAAAGGACTTCCTATTATTAACTGACATGGTTAACGCACTCATGCCTTGCGGACCGTCTGTTACTTTTTAGGTGTGTTCTTTTTCACACTGTTATCAGCGTTTCGGCTGAAGCTACTATTCTTACTTTTTGATCGGATACGAGTATTTGATTTGTCGTTACTGCCTCCTTTGGATAGTGGAATAATGTGGTCAATCTCTTTACCATCACCTTTCTTAACACGTCCATCCCGTATAGCTTCACGCCTTGCTTTATTACGTGCAACACGTTTAGCTATTTGGTCGGGCTTACTCTTATACAGCTCGTTTTCTCTTTGGTAATCTCTAGCCATCTATTTTCCCCAATGTTGGCAACTTTGTACTGGGCAAAACCGTTTACACGCAAAGTTAGGAGCGGCATTAAATACGTTGGTATCATAAGCTGTCTCTAACCGTTTGATTAGGGTATCCCATTCGCCTATCATATCATCGAAGTTATCCATTTTATAGTCTTCTTTTAATATTTCTTTGCTGACTAAAAACACTAAGCCTGACTTGATTACCTCTACCTCGGGAAAGTGTTTAAACACTGCTGCACCTAATAGAGATAACTGACGAGTGTCGGCATACTGGCTAGACTTACCTGTCTTATAGTCGATAACCGTAGCTGTCTTTGTTTCAGGGTTCACGATGAGCAAGTCGATCGCACCGCGCCACCATACGTCATCGGAAAAGAAGCCTGTAGGTTGTAGGTCACGCGTTAAGCCAACCTTGTGCTCACAGTATTTCTTACCTGGGATTTGTTTTAGTCGGTCTAACGAAGGCTGAAACTGCCAAAACTTTTCAGGTAGTGGGACATTGTCTCGCACATACAACTCAGCAGCTTTGTGAACTTCGTTACCATACAGAAAGTGTTCTGTATTAGGGTCTTGCTTTATATCTTTGGCTACGTAAAGATGGAAGTATTGTTTCGGACACTTCTCGAATGTAGTAGCAGCCGAATACGACCATGTTTTTAAACCTGCCATTATTTTTCTTCCTCGTAATGTTCACCCGTCGGGCCGTTCTGTCCTATGATATCTACGCGAGCCTCGTCCCAGTTTAGGGGGCATCCAGTCCACGCGCATTCTTTTGTAGCAGTTAAACTCTTACCACACACATCACATAGTGGGTCTTTGTTCTTCCTAAAGATTTTGTCAAAGTTATCTTCAAACTCTTTGCTGTTCTTCCGACTTTTTATTAAGTCGCCTGTTACATCATTTCGTGATGCCATTTTCTTTCTCCTTCTTAGCCCTATCAAGCCCTCGCCTTATCAACGCTTCAAAACCTTGTTGCATTAGGTACATCTTACCTTCCTCGTCCACGTCCAGCTGGGCTATGGCACTGCCATCGGGTTGGTCAATCAAGTCACCAATCAATTCTATTTTCATATCTGTATCCTATGGTTTACATTTTTCCTATTTTGTATACTATGTGAGCGTTTTTAGTTCAAAACTAAACTAATAGTGTAGACTTGTGTGTAATTTTAAACCGTTTATTCAACACAAACTTTTTTGTCTATTACGAATTAAACGCAAAAAAGTGATATATCAAACAGTCTTACCTATATAAGTTGCCTTAACGTTATTATCAAACTGCAACGTCACAGCGCACTCTTGCCCTTTGTTTCCATTAAAAAGTTTATAAACTCCAAATCCAATGGAAACTATACAGATAAGTAGTAACGTTGCTACAACCACAGTAGCACGGTCTACGCTTCTATCACGTCCGCAGTCACACTTACGGCCTTGCTCACAATCTTGATTACACGGCATCATCATCTCCTGTAAAGTATGCAATTACTGTATCCAATGCCCCTATTACTTTGGTGTCGTACTCCACGTCGTCGGGGTGGGTTGAGTGCCAGTCAACTATCTGTCTCCTACTTGACTTCAAGTGTGCGCCTACTATGGCGTCCAGTATCTCGGCTAACTGCGTTGTGTCTGATAAGTCTAATGTGATTTTCATTACTCGCCCCTTAAAGTTAATCGTAATGTTTCTTGTGGTGAAATATTCTTAGGTATGCGTCATACAGATAAGCTTCAATTTTTGTTCGTTTCCTTCGCTCTTCTAATACACATTCATGCGTATAGTTTTCTCGTTTAAATGGGAATACACACACTAAAGGTGTACCCGCTTTAATAATAAAATCGCCCCCTTTTAATAATAGACTAGGGAATTGAACAGGATTATCGTATACATCAGTATCTACAATTCCAGGCAACACTCTAAACCTATCCTCAAAAAACATTTCAGGCGGATAAAACAAGCATGAATATCCACTTGGAGTGGTAATTGTCCAGTCATTTCCAAATTTAATATATTTGTTAGGCTCTCCATTTGTAGACAATGGAAGTTGCTTGTAAGGGTGAGGGTTTTCCATAGCATAGTTAGTTTTATAAAATGAAAAATTATCTTCCCCAACATCAGAGTTAATTACAATATCCCCTTGAGTGACTAATAAATATCCCGATGACATATAATCTCTTAAAGGTATACATGCCTTTGCCGTTCTTTTAGGTTTACCTTCGTAGTAAGAAAATACTTTATTTAATGGGCAATTATTTTGCTCAGTATCTAATTCTTTGTACCATTTTGGAAAGACTGATTTGATAGGAACAGGCTTAAACAAGGCATTTGTTACTTCGTTATGTGTGGTAAATTTTATTTTTACACTCATAGTTCCACCCCATCGTTATGTACATCAAGTTCATCAATGTCTATCTCTGACTCTTTACCGCTAGGTAGCTTGCCTATTATGGTAGTCGGGAAGTGTCCTGTTTTAATTACTTCAACTACACACTCACCTGTTTTCCACCATACCCACCTAGGCATTGTCCGTTTCACTTTCATTTTGGTTTCCTTTCTTTGGTTGTCTAAAGCCGTTTGGTACTTGGCCTGCTGTTAGGTTTTGCATTACCATCATCAACTGTTCAAGCACTTTCTCGTGGTCATCGAGCCTAGCTTGCATGTTAAGTAAGCCGTGGTGCATGGCCTTTAGTGCGTCTTCTACTTGTTCTTGGGTCATTTGTTTGCTCCGTATTTAGTTTGTAATAATAACTCGCAGTAGTGGATTGCTTTCTTGATATCCTCTGCGCCATTCTTAGCGTGGTGTCGGCATACATACTTAACTATGTTGCCTTCGAGAAAGCCCAACTCATTCTCTACGATAAACTCTACTGGTTGTATCGCCATGCTTGCATAGTGATTACCACCAATCTGTTTCTTAAGTGCGTTTTCTTCCTCAAACATGTCTGTCATTCCGTCGCTCATACATCTCTCCTAATAAATACATACATAACATACCCAACCCAAAGGCTTGCCAATAGCATTGGATATACTCAATAACTAGATTTACCATTGGCTCTGTCCCTCGCATCACGTTCGGCTTCTTTATCTAGCATTAGGTAATACCCTGCTATTACTCTACCCTTTTCTTCTTCCGACATATCGTCGGCTGCTACCTTATTAACGTAATACCCTAGCCTAAAATAATGAATATCTTCCATCACCAACTCCCAAACATGTTCATACTACTCTGCATGTTACCGATAGACGAACTTCTAGCCTTTTCTCGTTGGGCTTTTGTCATTGGTTCTTGTTTTTCTCGATCCATTAACTTAAACACCCTAGTGACACTCTGCACAAGTTTGTCGGCATTGGTAGTAGCAACATCAGGTATGTCCGATACAGGTTTCACGTAGGGTATCGCTGCGTTATACACATACTGACGAGCACCATTCACTGTTTTCTTAACCCTAGTCAAGTGCCCTCTAAGTGCTAGCCACTCTAGGTATGCCTTACCCTTTGCAAAGAACTCCAACTCGGTAACACACGGTGTTGCTAGCACATCTTTACGCGCAGCAACATAGTTATACACAATCTCTTTGTTTGTGTTTACTTCAGCATCTATCTCAGCTTTCTTCCTTGCTGACCGCTCTCTTTCTAAAATATCTGATTGTTTTGACATTATTTAGCCTCTCCATAGTTATCACCAACACCTACTTCACAACCAAGTGGTAAGTCAGGACACCATGTAGGTGCCGTAGTCATGCACTTGGTCACATACGCTATGCAATTGTCGACATCATCTTCGGGGCATAGCATCACCAACTCATCGTGAATGGTCATCACGACGTTATACTTCTTAGCCACCGCTACTAACTGTTCACCAATGATGTCACGTGCTAGGCTTTGTATACATCGTTGGAATGTTTTAGACGGGTGTATGTATTCAGGTATAAGCGAACGACCCATCAGCTTATCATAGACCCACGCTTCCTTACCATCTTCACCGCGTATCTTGCGTAGGTTAGGTAAGCCAAGCGCCATGCCATTAGGCTTCATCATGCCATGCTCTATACTACTTATGATGTTGCCGTTACCCATGCTGTAGTTCTTATTGTCACGCACTGCCTCAAGCATAGTGCCAGCATCAGCCCATGCACGAATTAACTCAGGGTTAGCATCTCGATACGCATACACAATACGTTTAACTTCGTCTAGACTTTTGTTTACACCACCTTGTTTCAGTATGCTGTGCATCTTAGCTGCGCCAACACCGTAAATACCTGATAGGTTGACTACCTTAAATATAAACCGTAAGTCTTTGTCAACTTCGTCATAGGGTGTATTCGTTATCTCCGCAGCGGATTGTTTATACAAGTCTATACCGTTATTGATTTGATCGATTTTACTGTATGACTTAGCGAACCAATACGCCAACCGTAACTCGATGTTGCTCAAGTCAGCTGCCACTAGCTTCATACCTTTAGGCGCACATATCGCATTACGTAAGGGTGAGGAGCGGGGTAGATTTTGGAGGTTGATACCATCCACACCTGACCATCGATGCGATACAGTAGCCCCTGCATACTTAAGTGGAACAGGTAGTAGCCCACGATTACCTATGTTAATAAAGTTCTCTGTCCTAGTTTCCTCTAGCGTAGACTTGTTACCCAGCCTAGCAGTGGCTAGCACTTGCACTATAGGGTTGTCGTGTTCGAGTAGGGCTTTGAACTCCTCGTCTGTCTTAGCAAAGGCAAACGTTTCCTTGCCTGTGGTGTGACTAATCTTCATAGGCGGTTCGATACCTTGCTGTCTAAGTAACTCCGCAAACTTAGGGTTACTCATCAGGTCTTCTTTATCTACGTCAGCCGATGCCAGTAGCTTTTCTTTCTTGTCCCTGACATCCATCAAGTGACGCACCAATAGCCCTTTGTTTAGCTCTAGCTTAGGCTCAGAGAACATCTTGATTGTTAAGTCAATCAAGCGCATCTCCATAGGCGCTATCCTATCCTTGAGTTTGTTAAACAACTCATAGGTTAAGTCAACGTCGTTCTTGCAGTATTGCCCATACTGGTGTAGGTCTTGTGGTGTGAAGTCTACTCGGTGCTTACCCAACGCATCCAATACTTCCGTGCCCTTGACACCGATGTTATATAAGGTAGCTAAGTTGGATAGGGATACTGACTCGGTTAGGCCGTGAAGAATTTGCGCCATACCCATAGTATCGAACAGTCCACGAGGGTGTATATCATACTGCCAACTGAGAATAGCAGCGTCGAAACGCATATTGTGCCCAAGTACAAAACTGTTAGCCCAATCATACCTATCCAAAAACGTAGCGATTTCAGCATGCTTACCACTAAACCATATAGTTTCACCATCGTTCTCCTTTACTGCAACGCCAATCGTTTCAAACTGCTCGTCACGTATATACTCTTCCGTGGTGAACTTCTTAAGCCCATACTCTTTCGAGTAGTATGTCTCAAAGTCAATCGTTATTAGGTTCATTTATACTCTCCGCCAACCCCAACAACACTGCCTTAGCTGTGTCGGTATGGCCCCCTCCATGATTTAGATAAAGAAACACCGCTTGTTCTATCGCGGTGTCCATCAATTTATAACCTAAGTTCTCAAACTGTTGCTCCGTTAACTTCGTGACTGTTAACTTGCCTGACTTCATTGCTATGGTGTATATAAACTTACGTCCACGCTTATACACGATAGCTGTTTTTGCGTTGTGGTTTATCACCACTGACGGCACTGTGATTACCACGTCTCTCTCCTATTTATTTGTTCGGTGCTCATAATCGTCACGACAATCTTGATCGCACCAACGCCAATCCTTTCTTATTGGTTCACCGCAGTTCAAGCAATAGCCCATGCCCTTTATAGGCGTAGCCTCTTGCTTACGATACCGCTTACGTATTGTTTCTTCTAACTCTAATCGTTCTTGTGTTTTATCTACGTCGTCCGACATTCTTTATCTTCTGTATAACAATTCTTACTATGAATAAATCTATAACTATTGAATAGTCATAGGGCATATAAGGCTCTTGAAAGCTAACTTCTAGACCTACCATAACGCCTGATATAAACGAGCATTGAAATAATATCATTGTGTTCCTTTAAAACGGTGCTTCTTCTAATATATCGAACACGCTCTTTATCGTTTCGACAGGTAGTTCTACTATCGTAGCATTATCTTTATTGCCTGTAAACCATTTAGCCTCACGTAGCGACCTAAATTTCTTATATGGTTCTCCATCTAGGCACACCACGTGAGTGAACGGTAGATTAGACATCGGGGGCTCGCATGACATAGAAGTCCGTATCCGAAGTGCGAACGCCTACATCCTTAAGCACTTCTCCAATAGCTATTAACTTTAACATGGCTATTTTTGGGTCATCGGATGTTACCCCAGCAGGTAAATGATGGTGTGTCATTGACCAACCAATCGCAACAGCATAGTTTTTAACCGCATACACAGCCGTATCAGGGGTTGCGAAGTATGATTGCTGATTGTTCACTGCGACAATAGACCCTCTAGCCTGAGCTGCGGCATACGGATTACCCAATGGTGACGTTGACGATGTCGAATTCATTAACGATGAAGCATAGGGTGGTGGCGGTGGTGGGGGTAATCCAATACCTCCTAAAATTCCGTTATACCATGCCATATAGCATCTCCTTTAATTGGTCTAGGTTGTTTTCATCTATAACAACAGCGATGCCACCGTTCTTCTTAATGGCAACGAGGTTGCGGTCTTGTATCTCTGTAGTTCTATTGCCATTCGCCTTGCACTCTATCCCTAGAAAGTGGCTCTTGTAGCACACCACGATATCAGGCACACCTGTCCGCATGTAGCCACTCGCTACAGGATAGAAGTAATAGGCGTCTAGCTCTTTCAGCATCTTAACTACTTGGGCTTTCACCCACTTCTCAGTTACTTTCTTTTCGGGCACTTATTTTCTCCTTTCAATACGGTTTTGCTCTTCAAATATTTCACGTGCTTTGGCACGTAACCGTAATAATTTAACATCATCAACAAGACTAGGGTTTGTATCTAAGAACATATAAGCTAAGTATTGCTCGTCGTCATCACCTTCTGTCAGTAAGAAGAACTCGTTGTCTCTAATACCTATACCTTCAAGGTATTTACCGTTCTCTGTTAGCTTAAGCATAGCTACCTTTTGCTTCTGTCGCTTTGTTAACTTCGTTTCTTCATCGTCAATACGGATTACTTTCATATTAAATCATGTCCATAATTTCGGTAACACGTGCTAACACTTCGTCACGTGCACCAACACTTGTCCGTAACTCATCGGGAGTTACACCGACTAACGATTTCTCTAGCGCCTTTCTCGCTTCCTCTAGTTTAGGGTCTTTGGTTACGTTCAACTTCGTGAGTAGACTGGTCAGTTCAAGCGCATTTTCGATCAAACTGTTGCGGAATATCTTTTTGTCCTCACCGCTTAGTCTGTCTATCATGTGCTCAAGTGTTACATGTAACCGTGACCATGCGTCTTGCATAGCTGTCTCTACCCTTGAGTCGTAGGCTTTCTCATACTCGGCTCTCATCTCGTCACGTATGGCGTCCTCAACGTCTATGCGGAAGTCGCTAACTTCGGGCACAGGCATAATAGTGTATTTCATATTAAACTTCGTAGCAATCTTGTGTGCGTCGGGGTATTCCGAGCGGTCGAACAACTGTCCAAGGCGATAAGCCATGACCGTAATGATGTTCGGGTATTCATTGATAAAGGTATTCACACGTGATTGAAACTCTGCTTCGTATACGCCTAGCTGTTCTTTGTAGTCGAAGAAGTTATTCATCGGCAACAGACGTGTGCCTGTGTCCGACCATGGTAGCGTTTGCCTAGCATGCCACTCACGTATCTCCCCCGCCAACTTCGTGATAGCTTCGAGGTGGTCTGACCCTGCGAGGATATGCTTGTTGTAGTTACCAGCCTTAGTGGTGGTGCGTTTGTTTATGTCAATTTCTTTTGACACGTTCTTGTCTAACTTACGCGCAGTCCATAGTGATATGTTTAGGTCTATCAATACTGCGCTTGATGCGATACTAACTGCCATGGTTCTCTCCTTTAAGTTGTCTTACTAACATCATTGCATCTGCATGTTGATATGCTTCAATCGCTACCGAGTTTGGGTCTCTTGTTCGATTAGTTAACATACCGCACATGGCTAGCATAGCGAATAAATCTCTTACGTTAAGGTCGTCCATTCTTTCTCTCCATAGGTTTAGCCAACAAATACTTGTCGCCCATTGATTCAATTACTGCTTTAATCTTTTCTTCACGTATCCTTACTAGTTCAGGGTCAGGCTTGATATCAGCCCCATACAATGACGTGAGTATTACTGACGGGTTAAAAAACATTATGCTGCCTCCTTATCTAAATCGTTAGCTTGAATTGCATCCCACACTGACTCATCAGAAGTGAGTGCGTCATACTCGTCACGCAGTGCGTCATACAACAGCCCACATAGGTCAGCTACTATATCACCTATCAGTGCATCGACCATCTCTATTTCCTTGTCAAACTGCTCTTGCCATACCTCAGCAAAGGGGTGGTCATCAACAAGGTAATACGCTATTGGTTCTACTTCGATATCACGCATGGTTACGTTATTGTGCCTACCCAAGCCCCATGACATACGAACATACCCATCGAGGTCTTCGACATACTTTTGGAATATCGGATAGTCATCATAAAAAGAACCCAAGGCTAGCTTGAAGTCTACTACCCTACCTGCAAAGGCAGCACCATCACCTTGTGACCAAAAGCCTGACCACGTTATGTCCCTCTCACGCACAGATTGAACGATGCCACGTCTGTTATAGTTACGAGGTGTCGTGCTGATTTGAATGCCACGTTCCTTGCACTGTTCATCAAACCACTCATAGACAGACTCATGCCACCACTCACCATCGACATTGATTTCCCTATGCTTTTCTATTAGTTCGTCTTTAGTCATGTCAAATCCAATTCGATCGAGTTAATCTCTCTCGTCAGTATTTTGTTTAAGTAGGCATGCACGTTGTGGTCAGCTGGCACCTCTACCTTAGCTGCATCTTTGATAATCTTCTTACATTCATTAGACATGTAATAGATACCTACTGACCCTGCTGGGTATCGATTCTCTGCTACACGAAGTGACTCCTCTAAGTTACGCATATACCATCCTGTGGTTCTATCCGACTCTAGTTTGGTTAGTGCTACTGCCTGTGTAATCGCATCAAATATAGGGTGCGTAGACTTCAGCTCTTTATACGCTATATTCCAACCACTAAACCTAATGAATGGCGAGTCCATTCTATGCGCTATCTCTCTAGCCAAGCGTGATGTAGCTGACTCACCGTCTGATATAGAACCTGTGCTAACTTGTTTCGCTATGTTTTTCAGTTGTCGGTCTGTAAACGTAGTTAAATCTATCTTCAATGTCAACGCCTTTGAATGGCGTAGTAAATACGTTGGAACGTTAATGCTCATGATGTTTCTCCTTTGTTAACTTCGTGGCAAACTTGCCACAATGTTACGACTGTAATTTATATACCGCTACTAATTCATTTACCTTGTCTACTACACTATCGGTATTGCTGCACACGTGTGTCTCCGACTCATGGCTGACGTTAGTCTCCATGCTGACATTTACTACCCAACCATTGGCTACCTTGTGCACTCGAATGTTAAGGCTACTCTCTCCTTCGACAGATACACGAGCGGTCTCCTCTATCTCAAATAGTTTTCGTGATGGTTGTGTTAATATTTTGTTTCGCGTTATCGCGTCACGTATTGCTTTGGTTAAACTTGTCATATCATTCTCCTAAGTAAATGCTCTTGCCATGTGGCGAGGTTATACCCTTGCTAGTGATAGCCCATAGAGTAGGTGCTTCCCAATCCCCACCCCAATCCTGTTCGACATAGCCGTCAGTCAATACGATGATAGCTTCAGGCGTGATGCGCTTGTCCTTGAGATACGAGTTCAAGCTACCGACACGTGTGCCACCCCCACCCGCAGGTTTGGTTGTGGTTGCTAACCCATCGTAGTCACCGATGTTGTAGGTTTCGTGAGCAGCTACATCGTAGTCCCAGTAGATAAGTTCTAGGCTTTCGGGTGTCACGTCATCACATATACCAACAACTTCTGACAAGAACTCGTTAAGCTCCTCGTTACCGATAGAGCCTGACGTGTCGATGCCTACGACTAGCTTGCCTACTGTCTCACCTATCATCGAGGGCATGTAGATGTCCTGTCCGATAAACCTACGTGATGGGCGTTTCCAAGATGTCTTATCCTTGTTCTTGCATGTAGCGTTGACAAACTCACGCAACTGCTCACGCCAATCTACCTTGGGTTCAAGTAGTTCTTGGATAGAACGGTTCTGATTGCCTGCCATTTTGCCACGAATAATCTCACCTTGACGTAGTGCTTGGTCAATCTGCTTTTGAACTTCTTTAACTTCGTCAGCAGTCAACTGTTCGGCACCTTCCCAGTCATGATGGTCGTGTCCACCTTGCTTGCTACCCTCACCAGTCTCACCTCCACCATCACCACTGTCCTTACCACCGCCCGAAGGTGGTGGCTCTTGCTTGAGAATGTCAAACACTTGCTTAGTAGTCATGTTGGCAAAGCGTTTGTCATACAAACACATCTCAGGCATAGACGCTACTTCCCCATGTGGGTCAGCTTCAACGATGGTATTGTTCACCACGTAGTCAGCTGCAATGTTGGCAAGCATAGGGTTTTCTTTCCATAGCTTGCGCCATATCGTCATGTGCTGAAAGACTTTGTGTAACGCCTCATGTAACACGACGAACGTCAACTGCTTGTCAGTCAACGTGTCGATAAAGTTAGGGTTATACATTACATCACGACCATTGGTCGCAGCTGTTGGTAAGTCTTCAGTGAACGTGACTTTGCCTATTGATAATACACCAGCGAATAAGCAGAATTGCTTAGAGCGCATTATGCTGATGTGCGACTTCGTCACTCGCTGTTGCGAATTCAAAACTGGCATAAAAGTTCTCCTCATGTGCGGTTAATTGTTTAATGCTTTCGATCAAATGGAATGCTTTAATCGGTGTGCACTTATACTCGGTATCACGCCAAATGATTTTTACTTCATTGGGGCTGATAACAAAGTCAACATCGGGTAAATCCCTAGTGATGTCTTGTAATGTTTTAAATGCGTTACGGACTTGCAATAGTTCTTGTGAAGCCATTCTATTTCTCCTAATTAAAAGTATTGATTGTTTGATACTGCCCACGTAACAAAGGATTTGTTAGTCGCGGCTACTGCTTTACGGCTTGACGCCATAATGTTTATTGCAAATAGTGCTTGTGTTTCCATGGGTAGACGTTGAATGTATTTCATCCACGCATCCATGTGTTCCTCAGTGATTGTCATTAACTCACGCATCACTAAGATTACCCTTGCCGATGGGTCTTTCGGGACCATCGCTTTCTCAGGTTCTTTGTAGACAGACTCACGACTTGGCAGTCCATCAGCTAGACTAAAGTATGCAGACATATCCCTTGCAGCTGACTCGCCGATAGTGCCGACTAGAGCCGTCAGGGTGGTATCCTCTCCCAACACGTCACGATTTTTAACAATCAGCGAAGCTTTCGCTAGTGACCGTGGTGATACAAAAGAGTCCTGTTGTTTGCGTGGGTTATACATATACATGTTCTCTTTCTGAGACTCGTCTGTATACATAGCTAGGCAGTGGGGGAACTGCTTGACCCATGCCAATACCTCGGGCGCAATGCCATTGTCTACACCCCAGTTAATCCACTCGTCATCGTTCGGGTTACGCACAGTGACCATAGTCAATCTGTTCTTAGCATGGGCTTTCATCGCATCGCCCACACCATCTGTCGTTAAGTTACCTGTTGAATACACAATCGAGTCGGGGTGAAACTTCACCGAGCCTAGACGTCTCTCTAACATTACAGGTAACAACATGTTCTTAACAGGCTCACTAGCCTTGGTTATCTCGTCTAGCATAATCAACACTGGCTTGCCATGTTGCAGGCTAAAGCGTTCATTAGGATAGAACGAGGTGGTCTTGTCATTGTGGTTCATGGCTGGCATGGCTAAGTCGCCTAAGTCTAAGTCAGCACAATCTATATACACAGGGATATGGTCTGGAAACCGTTTGCCTAGTGTCTGTAAGATAGAACTCTTACCAATGCCGGGTTGACCTCGTAGGTGGACAGTCACGTCTTTGCCCACTGTTGCTATCAATTCTTCTGCTTGTTTCAAACTCATCATTTGTTGCATGGTAATACTCCTCTCGGTTAAGTTAATTTACTACGTCTAACACTTGTGGGTTGACTGCTTTTAAGGCATCATCAACCAATTTCTTCATGGCATTGGGTTGTCGCACATACACACGTTGACTTGACTTGTGGTCCCAATTACTTCTTTGTGTCTGCCACGCTATACACTCAAACATATCCCACCATTGTTCTTCAACCCCTAAGTTAGCTATAACTTTATAGCTGTCTCTGTATGGTGAGTCCCAATAGTTTTTAAATGCTACATCCATATCACCTACCAAGTTGTCCATCGCATCTATGTAGTTATAGAACGGTTTGGCTGTCTTGCGAACTTCGTTCATGCGCTTACGATTAACCTTATACTTTGTTGGTTGTTCTAACACGGTTATCGGTGTGTTGTCATAATTGAAATCGTAAACTTTGTGACTCTTAATTGGGTAGTAGTTAAAGAGTATGTTCCAATCGAAGTCCACCTTGAAACCCTTAGGCACATAGGCTTTCTCACTTAGGTTATACACTGGCACACCCAGCACTGCTTCAATAAACAATCGTGTGCTCATTGAGTAGTAGCCATGCATAGATAACTTGTAGTGTGTTGGGTAGTAGGTAACTAAATCGGTGTAATGAAACCCAGCTACATACACGTCTACCCCATCACGTATCTCATGCTTGAGCCATTTTGTTTCGTCGCTACGATTACCGATACGACGTAGGCTTTGGTCACCACCACGTATCGGGGTGAGATTGTTAAACATATCTTTCGCTTGCTGATAACTGCCCATCTTTTTAATTGGCTTTATATCTATATGAAACGCCATGATAATTCTCCTTTGTTAACTTCGTGGCAAACTTGCCACTTTGTTACTAAATCGTAGTAACATATATGTTACTGTTACTACAGCTAATCAACGACTGAACTAACATTGTAACACATACGCACTACATTGTCAAGTTAGTGTTATGGGGTTCAGCTCTTGTAAGTCCTACAAGTCGGGACACCACCATTCCCTCCTGCGCTATGTATTGAGGTTCCTTGCTACACATGCCAGTTCAAGTAGCTCGTTCACGTGTGGTTTATACCCACTCCAGTCCTCTCTGTCCGATGGACTACGCACCATCGTTTGCGTTACTCTTCCTCCTCGTCATCATCGTTGAGTTCTTTGGTTTTGTAGCTGACACCCACTAGGTATTTCGATACCATTTCAGATATCATTTCAGACGCTTGCTCTTCTGTTTTTGCATACCATACTGCTTCAACCTTAATCATTTCAATCCTCCTTTGTGTGAACTGTTCAACCCTTGCAACAACGACATGTCAGTCACGACAATGTAATTGCTCTTGGGCATAGGCACGATGGTGTGCTTAACAAGACGCGCCTCTTCCTCGCCACAGAACAAGCAAGTCTTGTAACCTATGTTATATCTGCGGTCTTCCACATCATCACCGCACCTTACACATTGACTGGTCATGCTATTGCTCCTTGTTTTCTACTACACGAATGTCCACATTGAAGCCCATGTTTTCAAGGGCGCCAATCATTCTCCACCTAACACCATCTGCATGTAGGAAGTCATACATCGTATCTGCACAGTCCTCCCACTCCTCCTCCATTTGATCGGTGTAGTCATACCATAACTCTGCTGTTACTAGATACTTCTTCATTTTATTAGCCATTACAGTTCTCCTAGTTAAAGTCTTCGTCAGTTAATACAGGTTGTGTCAATGCTTTTTGTAGCCTGTCCACTAACTCTTGCATTTCTTCGGGTGTGTTGCCCACCATGAACGGCTCACCATACGATGATGGTTTGTCTTTCTTATCATAGTGCACCTCAACAAACCGATAGGTTGAAAAGTCGGGGTCTTCGTTGGGTTCAAAAATTACGCGGTGATTCCATGTAAACATTACAATTCTCCTTCGGGTATCTCATAACCCCTGTTCATCCATGATTTGATCGTGATGTTTTCGAACCAGTCCTTGACTGTTGGAATTATCCCGCCACAATCTTCCTTAACGTGTTGCTCGCCGATGTAACGGACAGGCACCTCTCGCCCATCGCTGTTCACAATCATGTGACCAAACACACGCTCGCACTCAAAGATACCTTGCGAGTGATGACGTAACGCACGATGCCTAGCATCTGCCCACACTTCCTTAGTGGCGTCGAACCAATCGTGTATCGCTGTGTAGTCCTCGACCTTACCGCCCCACTTCTTAACAGTGGTTAGTGCATGATGGTTGGGGTGCATGTTATTTCTCCTCGTAGAATGAAGCTTCATCGTCATACGGGTCGTATGTGAAGTCGTAGTCTTCGGTGTGAGTTACGTTAATCTCCATGCCTACCTCGATAACAGGTAACTCACCCTCGAAGTTGATGGTCATTGTGCCTTGCCCACCCTCATTGTTATACCAGTCCATGCCTGTCGCATCGAGCACACGGTAGCCAATGTCATCTAATGCTTTATCTATAGAGATGTTTGACTGTGTTTTTACTTGGTCGCCATACACTTGCTTTGTCCAAGACACCATGTCAGAAGGCATTTCCATAGCCTCATTGTTCATGTTATACAGGTCGATGCTGTATATCTCACCGCTGTCACCGCCACCTTGGTATGATATACCCACATACTTAACACCTAGCATTTTCATTTGCGCAGTGAGCGCAACCATTTCTTCCTTACTGTCAAAAAACTTTTCTCTAGCCATAATTCTCTCCTTTGTTAACTTCGTGGCAGGATTGCCACTTTGTTACTCGATACTAAATAATAAATAAACAAATACCCAAAACCCAAACAGACCAAGCGTAGCCATAGCAACAGTAAACAGTGCCTCTCGCACTACCTCTTTGGTGCGTGATATGACTGCGACCACACGATAGTTCTGCATATCGTCTTGGCTCTCGCTATGCACCCACTTAATCCATATTTCAGCCATGCCTTTGGTATCAAACAAACAACCAGCATGTTCGGGGTCTTTGTATATATCAACCCACCTACCATTTACTTTTTCCTGCACTTTATAACGTATGTCAGCCATGCCGTTCCCCTTACCAAAGTAATAGTTCTAATTGTTTCTGTTGACTAGCCAACACGTGCACAGGTCGATTGTCAAATAGACACTCAAGGTATGCACGTATCCACCGTATGTTAGCTTTGCCATGCGCTTGCTTTATTGCCCACAGTTCTTTGTTCATGTCGTTCCCCTAGATATACACAACAGTGAAGTAGCACACAGCCACGATGACTGCGTAGATAAACAACAAGAACCCATACCCATCTTTTGTAAAACGTCTCATAATGTATACTCCGTTAACTTCGTGGCAAAGTTGCCACATTGTTACGTTGTGTGCGCACTATGCTCACCCAACAACTACATTATATACTAACTAGTGGACATTGTCAAGTCAGTGTTACGCCCTTTCTACGGTCATAGCTTGACCACACCTGTTCGTATCATCTCGCATTTGATGGCATACAGTTCCCAGTAGGCGTAGGGCATGGGGGTATCGCCCCTCTCCCATCGGTGCCATGTGCGCGTGTTCACGTGCAATAGGTTCGCACATTGTTTCGCCTCAAGCTTCATGCCTAAACGAAGTTCACGTATCTCACTGGGTTGGGGTGGTTTAATTATCTGCATTTCGATCGCCCTTTGTTGTGTCTTTCAGTATCCCCTGTGCTATGCGGTCTTTGCGCCATTCTTCGTATGCTTCATCTTGTGCAATCTCTTCAGCACTGCGCCAATCAGAAAGAAGGTCGACCATCGCTTGATGTTCCGCATCTACATCTCTCGCAGTAGGTTTCGCATGACCTTTAACAGATAGTTCTGCGACTTTCATAATGAACAGTTCCCATACAGGCGCAGGCATTTGTATGCGACCTTGCTCGTATCGTGCCCATGTATTGGGTTGGGTCATGCATAGTTCTGCTGCTGCTTGCTGTGTTAACTTCGTGTCAATCCGTGCACTTCTTACCTCATCGGCGGTGGGTATGTAATACTTTGCCATTGTGTTTCTCCTTGTTAACTTCGTGGCAAAAGTGCCACTTTGTTAGGGTTAAAATTAGCGACAAAATGTCGCACTACATTGTCAAGACCAAATTACGTGATTTTGAAAGTTTTGTAAGAGGGTCTTGTAAGGGGTCAAATTATACCCTTTTTTCTATACGATTGGTATAGGCGTTTGGTATAGTTTTTATACGATACGACTAGTCGTTTGGTATAGTTTTTATACGATACGACTAGTCGTTTGGTATAGTAAAATGGGGTATTTTTGGGGTGTAAATTGACAGTGTAAACACCAAATTACGTAGAGACATTTTGTCTCTGAAAGTTAAGTGTTTGATTTTGTTCACTTTGTTCACTTCGTGATTTGTCAGGATTTACGTAATAAGTCTTTGTTTTATATAGCGAATTACGTAGTTAGTGGACACTAACTTATTTCGTGAACTTCGTAACCTATTGATTTATATAGCGAATTACGTAATTACGTGATTTTGCAGAAAAGTCGCATTGCGCGAGGTCACTTGAACGACGTTAACGAAGTTTACAAATCAAAAACTATTTGGAACCTCTAGATAGTTTATAACGTATTTACGTAATTACGTAAATTTATTGTCCAGTTACTTTATGCATCAATGACTTACATGCATTACGTGACAAAAGTTGCACGTATTTTACGCAGACAATGTCAAGTGCCGTCTAGAGACATTCTGTCTTTATTGTCACGAAGTTTACGTAGTTAACTACTATACAACCTGTATATACGTAATGACTAGGTGAACTTCGTGTAATTGAACTCACTCTCGGACTCACTCTCTTTCATATTACGGTCATAACTGCGCAAACGATAGGCGCAAAAAAGCCCACCAAAAATCGGTGGGCTAATTTAACTTAGTGGCAGAATTGCCACAATGTTACTTGGTTGATTTTGCCAATTTAGCAATCTCACCAAAATTGTTTTTAGCGTAAACCAAAGCCGCTAATTGCGTGCTATCAAGAGAGCCAACCCATTTTTTCAACATGGTTTTTAACTCGGTTGTAGCTTTGCTTTCGTTTTTCTTCACGGCATTATTAGCCACTGTTTCACGACGTTTTTTCTCGGCGGATAATTGCGCCGCCTTTTTAAAATCGCCCGCTTTTGCCATGCCTTCAATTAAACCTTGCAATTCATTATCGGCAATTTTAGCTAATTCGCCACGTGCTTTTGCCATGCCTTCGGCACTTTTGCTTTCTGCTTTTGGCATAACAAAGCCTTTTAAATCGGCATTGGATAGATAGGCTTTCACGATTTTATTAAACCATTTTTCTATCGTGTCGTATGCTTGTTTTTTCGCCGTGGCTATACTTTCCACCACGTGCTTTTTAACTGCTTGCATGGTCTGATAGTTTAGCTTGTTATCCCTAACATAGTTTACAAAGCCATGCGCCGCCGCCGTTTCACTTTCACCTTTGGCTAATACTAGCTTTTCATGGTCTATGCCGAACTGATAAGAATTTGAGAATAACAAAGCCACAGGCGCAAGTGTTAGCTTGGTTGCGTCTGATAATACTGTTACTGCTTTACTTGGTGCCTTAACGGCTTTGGTTGTAGCTTTCAATGATTGAGTAGTCATAATATATACCTTTCAAATAATACGGCTAGCGGAATTGCTTAACCGTTAAGAGCCATTCTACTCGCATAACCTTACATTGTCAAGTCATAACGGCATAACAAAGTGGCAATATCGCCACAATGTTACACGAAGCCAACGAAGTTCACCTCGCATAAAGGAAGCGCGCGGATAGCATACATTGTCAACTTCGTCAACCCACTACACCCGTATAGCCCCGTTTATAAAGTAGGTTCACTCAGCTACGCTATACACTGAGCCGCGCACAAATAACTGGATACAATATTGAGATTTGACGTTTTGCAAAGACCCCCCCCCTTCACTTAACTTTCGCCTAAAGCGAAAAATTTTTATAAAAAATTTAATGAAATCAAGACATTGTGTCACGAAGCCAACGAAGTTAATCTAGAAAAACCTAGAAATACGTGTCTCCCGCAAAACTCTGTCAACTTCGTGACTATAAACACTTGATTTCTTAGTAAACTTCGTTATAATCCGGCTATCGCAAATTAGATTGCGCAAAATAGGTGGCTTGAATGTCCATAAAAGTAATACCCGATCCAGCAAAGCCGTTGCCAGACGACTTTGAGTCAGAAGAACCCACAACCTTTGCCGAAAGAGTCAAGGTTGCAGCGGCGACCGCCAAGATGTTACTAGAGGCGGGAGCTGAAATCCCCGTATCCACCAAAGAAAAGAAGGAAGCAGAGGAAGTTTTCAAGGCTTTCACTGATCCTGAGCAGAAAAATCCGCCTTCGCAGGTTGCGAATAAGTATTTAAACACCCCCGCTACGGTGCAGCACCTGTATATGATGCTGTCTGACTACGATCACCAAGTTGTCCAAGAGGCTGTGCAGCTTCGACGGTACGTAACCAACAAATTAATCGAGGACACGGGCCTATCCGATCCACGGCATAGACTTCGTGCACTAGAATTGCTGGGGAAAATCTCGGATGTGGGGCTATTTAGTGACAAAACTGAGATTACAGTGAAGAATGTGACTGCCGAAGACCTAGAAGCGCAGATTAAGTCGAAACTATTCAAGATTTTGGGCAACAACCAGCCTGTGAAGGATGTCTATGAGGGTGAGATTATCGATATGTCCCCTGAAGATATGAAGGACATCACATAGATGGCGCAGATTGCGGGGATAAAGGAAGAAGATTTAAACCGAGCGCTGGCTAACATCAACGTGCTGCCGATTGATGAGCGGAAAGAGCTGCTCACGATGTTGGAGCAGTTAGAAGGGATGCAAGATGTCACGACTAGACAGAATACGTTCCTGGAATTCATTGACCACGTGTACCCAGGGTACAAAGTTGGCGAACATCACAAGAGACTAGCGCAGATCTTCGAGGACATAGCCAACGGGAAGAAGAAGCGAGTCATCGTGAACATTGCCCCGCGTCATGGGAAGAGTGAGTTGATCTCATACCTAGCCCCTGCTTGGTTCTTGGGGAAGTATCCACATAAAAAGATTATCATGGCGTCACATACGGCGGACTTGGCGGTCAACTTTGGTCGTAGGGTGCGTAACTTGGTGGGCTCAGAAGCTTACAGGGACATATTCCCGGAAGTAGAACTGCAGGCGGATAGTAAGTCGGCGTCACGATGGGGGACGAACTATAATGGTGAATACTTTGCTATTGGTGTGGGGGGCGCTCTGGCTGGTCGAGGTGCCGATTTGTTTATTATTGATGATCCTCACTCAGAACAAGATGCGAAGTTGGGAAGAGCGGATGTGTTTAAGCCTGCTTGGGAGTGGTTCCAGTCTGGCCCTATACAACGACTTATGCCGGGCGGTGCGATTATCGTTGTGATGACGCGTTGGTCCAAGCTTGACTTGACGGGTGAGATTATCAACCAGATGGTGAAGCAAGAAGGCGTAGATGAATGGGAAGTTGTAGAATTTCCTGCTATTATAGAAGATAAAGACGGTAATGAAAAGTCATTATGGCCAGAATTTTGGCCGCTAGAAGAGCTCAGGGCAAAGAAAGCCGCGCTAGACGTGAGGTATTGGAACGCTCAGTACCTGCAGAACCCTACGTCAGAAGAGGGTGCGCTTATAAAGCGCGAGTGGTGGCAGATATGGGAGAAGGATAGACCGCCAGAGTGTGAGTTTACCATAATGAGCCTGGATGCGGCGCAAGAGAAGAATACTCGTGCCGACTATAACGCCTTGACAGTGTGGGGTGTGTTTTTTAACGAAGAAACGAATAATTACAATATAATACTATTAAATAGTATTAAAGAACGTTTGGAGTTCCCTGAACTTAAAGAACTTGCGTTACGCGAGTACAAAGACTGGGAGCCAGATGCATTTATAGTAGAGAAGAAATCTAACGGGGCCGCACTGTATCAAGAATTGCGCAGGATGGGCATCCCCGTTGGCGAATTTACGCCGGGTAAAGGGCAAGATAAGATTGCTCGCGTGAATTCTGTATCCGATCTATTTAGAAGTGGCATTGTATGGGCTCCAGACAAACGTTGGGCTAGAGAGGTTATGGAAGAATGTAATGACTTCCCTAGTGGCGCGAACGATGACTTAGTCGACTCAACAACAATGGCATTGATGAGGTTCCGTCAAGGTGGGTTTATTAGACTGCCTAATGACGAGGAAGACGAAATAAGAGAGTTCAGAAGTTACAACCAAAAAAGATTATATGCAATATAAAGGATAAATTATGGCAGGCAATATAGACAAAGGGCTCTACACAGCCCCCCAGGGGTTAGAAGATTTGGCAGCTGCTCTGCCAGAGCCAGACATTGAGATTGAAATAGAAGACCCAGAAAGCGTAGAGATTGGCATCGGTGGCATGACCATTGAGATTGAACCAGAAGATGAGTATGACGATGAGTTCAATGCCAACTTAGCAGAAGAAATGAACGAAGGTGACTTAGCCCAGTTGTCAGGCGACTTGCTTGGTGACTATATGACTGACGTTGATTCACGTAAAGACTGGCTAAATACCTACGTTGACGGCATCGAGCTATTGGGAATGAAAATAGAAGACCGTACCGAGCCGTGGCCAGGTGCATGTAGTGTCTACCACCCAATTCTATCAGAAGCGCTAGTCAAGTTTCAAGCAGAAACGATGATGGAGACCTTCCCTGCCGCAGGTCCAGTAAAAACACAGATTATAGGTAAGCAAACCCCTGACAAAGAAGAAGCGTCAGAGCGCGTACGCGACGATATGAACTACCAATTAACCGAGGCAATGCCAGAGTACCGCCCTGAGCACGAACGCATGCTGTGGGGCCTAGGATTAAGCGGTAACGCCTTTAAGAAGATATATTATGACCCATCACTAGAGCGTCAAGTATCTATATTTGTACCGGCAGAGGACATTGTAGTTCCTTACGGTGCATCAAGCCTACAAACAGCCCCACGTGTCACACACGTTATGCGTAAGACAGAAAATGAACTACGCCGCTTACAAGTGGCTGGGTTCTATCGTGACATCGACCTAGGCGAACCATCACACGAGATTGAAGAAGTCGAGAAGAAGATCGCAGAGAAGATGGGTTTCAATGCCACCATGGACGACCGCTACAAGCTGTTGGAGATGCACGTTGACCTAGACCTTCCAGGTTATGAAGATGTGGATGACGATGATGAGCCTACAGGCATAGCCCTACCGTATGTGGTTACACTAGAGCGCAGCACAGGTGATATCCTAGCTATCCGCCGTAACTGGAACCCCGACGACAAGACTAAACAAAAACGTCAGCACTTCGTACACTACAGCTATATTCCAGGCTTTGGCTTCTATGCGTTCGGTTTAATCCACTTAATCGGTGCATCAGCTAAGTCAGGTACTATGTTGCTACGTCAATTGGTGGATGCTGGTACGCTAAGCAACCTACCAGGCGGCTTCAAGACCCGTGGTCTACGTATCAAGGGCGACGATACCCCTATCGCTCCAGCAGAGTTCCGTGATGTAGATGTACCGTCAGGCGCTATCCGTGACAACATCATGCCGTTGCCATACAAAGAGCCATCACAAGTACTAGCTGGCTTGATGGACAAAATCATTATGGACGCTAAGGCGTTCGCTAATGCTGCTGATATGCAAGTATCAGATATGTCGGCTAACTCACCTGTAGGCACCACACTAGCGATATTAGAGCGTACATTGAAGGTAATGTCAGCTGTTCAAGCTCGCGTTCACTACTCAATGAAGCAAGAGTTCAAGCTAATCGCTGGCATCATCCGTGACTATACGCCAGAAGAGTATAGCTACGAGCCAGTAGAAGGCAGTGCACGTGCTAAACAATCAGACTACGACTGCTGTGAAGTTATCCCCGTATCTGACCCCAATGCAGCGACCATGAGTCAAAAGGTTGTGCAGTACCAAGCTGTTATGCAGATGGCACAAGGCAACCCAGATATATACGATATGGTCGAGTTGAATAAACAGATGCTAGAGATATTGGGCGTTAAGAACATCGGTAAGCTAATCCCAGCGGCAGATGACGAGAACCCAAGAGACCCAGTGTCTGAGAACATGAACTTAATCAACGGGAAACCAGCGAAAGCGTTCATGCATCAAGACCACGAAGCTCACGTACAAGTACATATGGCAGCAATGGAAGACCCAAAAATAGCCGCTATGATAGGTCAAAGCCCTAAAGCTCAAGCCGTTCAAGCTGCATTTGCGGCACATATTACTGAGCATATTGCGTTTGCATACCGTAAACAGATTGAAGAGCAGTTGGGTACAGCGTTACCACCGCCAGATGAGAAACTAGATGAGACAGTTGAAGTACAGTTATCTCGCCTAGTAGCCCAAGCTGCACAACAATTGCTACAGAAAAACCAAGCGGAGCAACAACAGCAAGAAGCTCAGCAACAAGCTCAAGACCCAATGATTCAAATGCAACAACAAGAATTGCAGCTTAAAGCACAAGAAATTCAAATCAAAGCCCAAAAAACACAGGCTGATATTGAAGTGGATAAAGCCAAAATTCAAGTTGACATCATGCGAATTCAGTCTGAAGAACGTAAAGCAGGCGCTCAAATTGGTGTTAAATCAATGTCTGAAAAAGCTAAGATGGAGCAAGAAGCAGCTAAATTTGAACAACAGCAACAAGCTGAAGGCGTTCGTATTGGTGTAGACATGGCCAAAACGCAAGCGCAACACGATATACAGCGTCAGTCTAAACAAGCTAAACCAGCTAAGCCTGCTAAAGAGGAATAAAAATGAATGATTCGCTAGAGTATTTGATGTCACAAATCGAAGAACGGCGCAAAGCAATTATCGAATCCCTTGGCGACGGTGCGGCCAAGGATTTCGGTGCCTATCAACAATCTGTCGGTATGGTTCGAGGTCTACTTACCGCGCAGTCTTTAATAGAAGACCTCGCAAAAAAAATGGAGAATTTTGATGACTAACGTCAACCTAGGTCAAGCAATTGACCTATCGGAAATGGTGGCAGACGCACGAGAGTTTGGTGATGCAGAAAAAGCCTCACAGCTACCAGAACCAAAAGGCTATCGAATCTTATGTGCAGTACCCGATGCCAGTGACACCTACGAGAGTGGGCTTGCTAAAGCATCTGATACTAAACGTATTGAGGAGAATGGCACCGTAGTATTGTTTGTCCTTAAAATGGGCGACCTTTGCTACAAAGAAGAAGCGAAGTTTCCTACAGGTGCATGGTGTAAAGAAGGCGACTTTGTCCTTACCCGCGCATATGCAGGTACCCGTTTCAAAATTCACGGAAGAGAATTCCGCATAATCAACGATGATACCGTCGAGGGTGTAGTAGCAGACCCACGTGGTTACAGTCGCGCATAGGAGATAAGTATGGCTAAAGCAGAGTTTGACGAAGAATTTGAATTTCCTGATGAAAAGGAAGTTTCCCCAGTAGATACTAAAGAAGAGGTTAGTATTTCACTTGAAGACGATAATACAGAAGTAGAAATTGATATTATCGACGATACACCACCGCAAGATCGTGATCGTAAACCACTACCTAAAGAAATAGTCGAAGAGATAGAAAAAGATGACTTGACAGACTATTCAGACCGCGTTAAAGAGCGTATGGCGCAGTTACGTAAGGTATATCACGACGAACGCCGAGATAAAGAAGCCGCTGCACGTGAGCGCGAAGAAGCTATTCGCTATGCTCAATCAATCCAAGAAGAAAACAAACGGTTGAAATCAAACCTAACTTCTGGTGAACAAACGTTAATGCAAACGTATAAAGCAGCTGCGGACCAAGAATTGGCATTAGCTAAACGAGATTACCGTGAAGCATATGACGCAGGCGACACTGATAAGATTATAGAAGCGCAACAACGCATGAACGAAGCGCAGTATAAGCTTACTCAAGTACAAAATTATCGTCCTCAATACGATAATACTTTACAACAGCCTGAAAATGATGTATATATACAACCTGAACGACCCCAAGTACCTAAACCTGACCGGAAAGCTCTTGCCTGGCAAGATAAGAACAGTTGGTTTGGGAAAGATGAAGAAATGACTAGCCTCGCTTTGGGGTTGCATGAGAAGCTAGTAAGGGCAGGTACTGACCCTACTTCAGAAGAGTACTACTCTACCATCGATA